TAATTGGCTTTTGCCCTGCCAAGGTAGGATACCATTAGCCGTCTAGACGGTGGGATAGACCACAACAATGATCAAAAATTTCAGCTGAGAAAGTCAATATCAATTATTAATTAACAAATACAATGGCTGTTTCACAACAGAGTACAGCGGCTCCTGGTTCATTAACCTGGGCTGGTGCCGATAATGGTGCGGCGACAACAACTGCTGCACGTAGAGCACTCTACTTGAAATTATTTTCAGGAGAGCTGTTCAAAGGATTCCAGAGAAATACAATCGCTAGGGATCTAGTAACAAAGCGTACATTGAAGAACGGTAAATCTTTACAGTTCATCTTCACTGGACGTACAGGAAGTGAGTTCCACATTCCTGGGAACAACATACTGGGTAACGCCGACGGCGCACCTCCAGTAGCAGAGGTAACAATCCAATGTGATGACCTACTAATCAGTTCAGCATTCGTTTACGAATTGGACGAGACACTTTCTCATTATGATTTGAGGGGAGAAATATCACGTAAGATTGGTTACGCTCTTGCAGAAAACTATGACAGAAGAATCTTCAGAGCTATCACTAAGTCTGCTCGTTCAGCTGGTCCTATCACTAAGACCAACTATGTAGAGCCAGGTGGAACTCAGATTCGTGTTGGTGCAAACAACCAAGGTTCTGATGCATACGTAGCTGCTTCACTAATCAATGCTTTCTATGATGCTGCCGCTGCTCTTGATGAGAAGGGAGTTTCAACTGAAGGTAGAGTTGGTGTACTAAACCCAAGACAATACTATGAGCTAATCCAAGCTGTAGGATCTAATGGTCTTGTAAACAGAGACGAGCAAGGTGACGCATTACAGTCAGGTAATGGAATCATCGAGATTGCTGGTATCAAGATTTACAAATCTATGAACATCCCATTCTTCGGTAAGTTCGGTACAGTTTATGGTTCAGCAGGAGCTACAAACCCTGGAATTACTGATCCTGGTAACACTGGATCATTCGTTCAAGAAGCGATGGGAGATCAGCAAGAGATTGGTGTTCCAACTGCTAATGCATCTGCTAACGAAGGTCAGCGTACTGTAAACGATTACGGTGAAGCTGCTAAGTTTGCTAACAGCTGTGGATTAATATTCCAGAAAGATGCTGTTGGTCTAGTAGAAGCAATCGGTCCTCAAGTTCAAGTAACTTCAGGAGATGTGTCAGTGATTTACCAAGGAGATGTCATTCTAGGTAGGTTGGCTATGGGCGTCGCGCCTCTAAACCCAGCTGCGGCTGTGGAATTAGTTGCTGGTGCTGGTACCCTTTCTGGTGCTACTGCTGCATTCTAATTTATTATTTATACGGGAGTCTTTATGGCTCCCTTTTTTATTACAAAAAATTTTATGGCTTCCACGACAATTGATAACGAGACCGAACTCTCCGCTGTAAATGCTATCCTGGGAGCTATAGGTCAATCACCAGTTACTTCTATAGTAAAAGAAAATCCAGAAGTAGGGTTCATATATAATCTACTGAGAGATGCTAATGTAGATGTACAGAATGAGGGATGGCATTTTAATACAGAGAAACATGTTCTATATACACCTGATTCTAATGGTAAGATAGCTATTAGTAATGATATATTAAAGATGGATACTACAGATGTTTGGTCTAATAGAACCTATGATGTAGTTAAAAGGAATGGATACCTATACGATAAGTATGACCATACAGATGATTGGTCTGATAAGCCTTCTGGGGTTGAATTAGATATAGTAAGACTACTATCCTATGAAGATCTACCATCACCATTCAAGAGATATATAATATACAAAGCATCAGTTAGAGCTGCTACTCAGTTAGTAGGTAATCCACAATTAGCTCAACTACTAGCTCAACAAGAAGCTATATCAAGAGCTACAGTAATGGAGTATGAATGTAATCAAGGTAATCATACTATGTTTGGTTTACCAGAAGATTCAATATATACTGCTTATCAACCTTGGAGGTCACTAGGAAGATAATGGCTGGAGTAACACAAACTATAGATACTTATTATGCTGGTATTTCACAGCAACCAGATCTAAAAAAGTTTCCAGGTCAATTAAAAGATATAGTCAATGCTATTCCTGATATAACTGAAGGGTTATATAAAAGACCTGGCAGCCAACGAATAGGCACAACACCATTATCAGGTGTATATACTGATGTAACTCATGGTACAAATAAATATGGTGCTTGGTTTCATTATTATAGAGATGAGACTGAAGGTTCTTATATAGGACAAGTACATCTTGATGGTACTCTTAAAGTATGGAGATGTAGTGATGGAGTTCTTATGGGAACCGTCTATGATGGAGGTGAAACAACTGCTCTTAAAGCTTATTTAGCTACAACTAATCCAGAGAATCTACAATTCTTAACAATCAATGATACTACATATATAACTAACAGAGATATTAGTAATGCTAATACATTAGTATCTTCACAGTTCAGTGGTACTTATCTACAATCAGGTACAACAGCTACTATCTCAGCACAGAATCATGATGTAGCAATAGGAGACTGGGTTTATATAGATTTCGATGGAGCTGCTAGTGTAGATGATGGTACTTACAAAGTTACAGGTGTAGCTACGTTAAATTATAATAACACAACTATCGTAGTAGAACTACCAAACTCACGTACTGTAAATTCAGCTCTTAATTGTACTGTTCAACCAAGAAGTCCTAAAAGAGAGCATGATCACTTTGCTTATATTGATTTATTAAGATCAGAAAACGGTAGACAATATGCTCTTAATTTATACAGTAATGAAAATGTTTATACTATAAAAAGAGCTACTAGAGTTAAAATAAAATCTGATACTTTAGTTGAGACAGGTGGTTCTGCTCATTGCCCTGGTATAGGTACTCAAGTATTCTCTGCAACTGCTGCTGGTAGTTACTCAGGTACTAATATAGTTAGCATTAAAAATAGCAGTGGTAGTAATTTAACTTCAGATAGAGAGAATCTCATATTCCGTATAACAGCTATTGGTCAACAAGGTCAGGTAGGTAGTTGGGATGATGAAGGAGTTTCTATACATACAGCTTTTGCTTGTACATATAATAGACAGATTGTTCTATTACATGGAGGAGAAGGATGGAATGTTGGTGATGAAGTAACAGTAACTTTAGATCAAGCCCAAGATAATTTTAATTACACTGTAGTTGTAGAAGAAATAGAAGAGGTACAAGTTAAGTCTAATATTAAAGCTGTTAGACCTACTCCTACTCCTTTCGATGCAGATACTGCAGTAACTGTTGACACTATAGTAGGAGGTATAATATCTGAATTATCTGGTACTAGCATAAGTTATACTGTAATAGGTAGTGGTATCTATTTGTATTCTAGTAGTGCTTTTAGTGTAGAAGTTACTGATAGAGACTTGATGAGAGTCATGCAATCTGAGGTAAATGATGTCTCCGAATTACCCATTCAATGTAAAGATGGGTATATACTTAAAGTATCAAATTCAGATTCTTCAGATGCAGATGATTACTACCTTAAGTTTGCTGGTGAGAATGGTACTGATGGTCCTGGTGCGTGGTCGGAATGTGCTAAACCTGATATAGCTACAGGATTATATAATATGCCTGTTATGCTTCGACGCACAGCTACTTCTACATTCACATTAAGTAGAATTAATTATCAGAAAAGAGAGATAGGTGATACTGTTACTAATGGTTATCCTTCTTTTCTTGGACAGAGAATTAATAAAGTATTATTCTATCGTAATAGAATAGCCTTTCTATCTGGTTCTAGTGTTATATTATCTAGACCTGGAGAATTACTTGAGCCTAGTTTTTGGGCTAAGACAGCTTTAGCTGTTAGTGCTATAGATCCTATAGATATATCTAGTAGTTCTACATTCCCTTCTGATTTATTTGATGGTTCAGAAACGACAACTGGTTTAGCAGTATTCAGTACAAACCAGCAGTTTTTATTAGCATCAGATGCTGAGATAATGAATCCAGATACTGCTAATTTAAGGAGTATAAGTACATATAATTATAATAAAGATGTACCCCCTTTAAATATGGGTACTACAATAGGGTTCATAGATGACTCAGGTAAGTATAGTCGTTTCAATGAAATGGCTAATATACAAAGAGAAGGTGAACCTACAGTAATCGAACAAAGTAAATTAGTTCCTACTCTATTACCTAAAGATATAGATTTACTAACAAATTCTAGAGAAAATTCTTTAGTATTATATGGTAAAACTAATTCAGATACAGTGTATGGTTATAAGTATTTCAATGCAGCAGAGAAAAGAGAACAAGCTGCATGGTTTAAAATGAAATTAAATAACCCTATTAAGTATCACTTTATTATCGATGATGATTACTACTTCTTAGATACTGATAATTTTCTGCAAAAAATTTCTCTTATGCAGCAGGATACAGATCCTAGTATCGATGAGAATTCTGTTAATTATCTAATACATTTGGATAACTGGACTACTGTAGGTAATGGGTCTTATAGTACTACTACAAAACTAACTACATTTGCTAACCAGTCTGACTGGATAGATCAAGTGACTTCGCCTAATGGTGCATTAGTATTAGTTGATATAGATGATGATAGTAAAAGAGTAGGACGTTATGCTCAATGCACTGTAACTAATACAGATGACTTTACAGTACCTGGGAATTGGGATTATACAGAGAAATGGGATATAATAGATCAGTATTATAGCAATCAGATACAGTTAGGAGCAGATACTATTCTACCTATCCTTACTGGTAATGCGGCTCACGGTTTATCTACTGGTGATCCTATAAGATATTCTGTCTCTTCTGGCGGTAGCACCATAGGTGGATTATCTAATACAACTACTTACTATGCAATTGTTGTGGCAGCTAATACTTTTAGATTAGCAACAAGTGAATCTAATGCTAATAATGGTACTTATGTGAATTTAACTAGTAATGGTAGCGGTACTCATACTTTTTTTAAATTAATACCTAAGTTATACATAGGTTATCTATATGAGTATTCAGTACATTTCCCTACGTTCTATTTGAATCAAGTACAAGGAGCACAATCTAGATCTCATGTAAATGCATCTCTTACTTTACATAGACTTAAATTTAACTTTGGTAAGTCAGGTTTATATACAACTACTTTAAAAAGAGTAGGTAAAACTGATTATGTAGAAACATATGAATCTACATTTGCTGATGATTACTTAGTATCAGATGCACCATATGTACCAGATCAAGTACAGACAGTACCTATATACGAGAATACAAATAACGTAGATGTACATCTTACATCTTCACACCCAGCTCCTGCTACACTACATGCTTTGTCGTGGGAAGGAGACTATTCACCTAGAAACTATAAACGTGTCTAAATACATCCATCCGATAACAATGGAGGCTGCCTTGGAGGTGGCCTCTAACTTACGTCCAGAAGACCGTAGAGAGGTCGAAGAAGGACATGGGTATGATCCAATAGAGTATGCTAAATTCATCGCTCAGGAAGGCTCTGCTGTGTATTTCACAGTGCCTAACGGCAAGACTGCTGGTATGGCTGGAGTCGGTACTGAGGGAGCTATATGGATGATATGTACACCCGCTATTAAAGATTACCCACATACGTTTGCAAAAGAATCCAAGAGGTTTGTTGAGAGTAGAACAGAACCTTTACTTTGGAATGTCGCAGATAGACGAAATACAGTCCACTTAAAACTACTCAAATTTTTAGGATTCAAATTCTTGAGGGAACTCAAGTATGGTCCTAACCAATTATCCTTTATCGAGTTTTGCCGTGTGTGCAGATCCTAATGCTGGAGCTAGAGCTGCAGCCAAAGAAAGACATAGAGAAAAAGTATTTAATTACGCAAGTAATTCATTAAAATACTGGAATAGAGAAACTGATTTTAAAGCTAAAAAACAATTCATTCAAGGTATTGGTGAATCAAGACAGCTAAGTGACATACGTCAAGCTGTTATGAATAAAAGATCTTCAGGTTTATCTGCTAAAGAAACAGCTGCTAGATCTTATTCAGCTTCTCAATACGTTAATGAAGGTGGAGGCTCTAGATCCGCTGGTAGAAACAAATACCTAGAATTATTGAATGCAGAATCTAAGATAGACGCAGGTATATCTAAGTTGGCTGGTAGAGGCCAAGGTATGTTATTAGAACAACAAAGAAGAACAAGATCGTCTATGCTTGCTAAGAACACGAAAGGGTTAGGAATTAGACCTGAGTTTGGTGCTCCTGTTACAATGCCAGGTAAAGATACTGGTGCTATGTTTATGGGTGCCTTAAGTACTGGTTTGTCTATAGCTTCTATGTTTGCTGGTAGTGATATCAGAATGAAAGAAGACATAGAACAAGTAGGAGTATCTCCTGATGGACATAAGATATATGAGTTTAACTACATCGGTAAGCCAACTAGATACCGTGGAGCTATGGCTCATGAAGTAGCTAAGATAGATCCTATGGCTGTAGGTATTAGACAAGATGGATACCTTGGAGTTAACTATGGTAAAATTGATGTCAACATGGAGGTGATCTCATGAGTACTTTTCAAAAGATGTTGAGTCAGTATCAAGGTAATTTACCTGATATAAGTGATACTAACTACACATCAGACCTTGACCATACTCTTACAGAAGAAGTAAATAAAGAGATAGATAATCTAAAAACTGATTTCGCTCAGCGTACTGAAGAGGCTATTGCTATAGCTACAAAAGCTGCTGATAGTAAACGAAGTCAGTTAGAAGCTCTAGCAGGTTTAGTTAAGAGTGGTAAAGAGCTACATGATTATTGGAAAGCCAAAGATTTAGCTGCAGCTCAATATGATCAAGTACATAAGAGTAAGCTAGAAGAAGCTCAACCTAAGACTGAATTAGAGATTGCAAAAGGAGGATTAGAGAAAGCACAGGAATTACATCTTAGAAATTATGTAGATTATTTACCAAATGCAGAAGAGGTAAAAACAAAGCTAAACGAACAGGGCTTTATAAAAAATGGTAATATAACTAAAGAGGGTCAGGATTGGCTTCGTAGGAATAACTATCAAGAAGATGTAGTAACTGAAGAACAGAAATTAGCTAATCAAAAATTAGTTAATCAACATTATAAAGAAGAATTTGAAGCAAAAGAAGCACAGCTTACCGTAACAGAAAGACTAAATTTTGTTAAAAAGAATAGAGCTACTGCTGACGAGCTGAATGCTAGAGAATTACAGTGGCAAATAGTAGAAGATTTTGATGCTATATTCCCTTCACTCTTACGTGTTAAGAAGCAGCTTCCTGGCATGGATACACCTATGAGTTATATGGATGCTACTAGTGAAGATGCTACAGCAGAAGATGCCGCCTTTGCTTCAGTATTACTACGTGATGCCCTAGCAGATTACTCAGCTTTCAATAAAGATTATATAAATAAGATAGGGGAGAAAAGATATAGAGATGAAGTCTTCCCTGATCTATATGAGCAAGCTCAAGCAACTCATAAGAAATTCATGGGTGTAGCTTTAGAGACTGCAAGATCTGATAATAGAAATGCTAATGCTAAAGCTTTCGCTGCTACATTCAAGCGTGAAGGTATAAACGCTATGGTTGGTCCTTCAGGTTCAGTTAGTGTCTATGAAAGAACACTAGATGGTGGTAAGGATAATAGTATGGGATTTACTAAATCAGCTAATATGCTTACTCACGCCGTAAACCAAGGATATCTAACTGGTAGAGATCTACAAGATGCTATAGATACTCCATTCCGAGCTAGAGATGGAAGCATAACTACTCTAGAAGAACTTAAACCTGAAATATACAATCAACTTCAAGTCGTAGCTCAGAAAGATATACAGGATGAGTTGAAGCGTGAGAAGGCTGAAACAGCTAGTGATATACTACAACAAACTGCTAACATACAAGACCAAGCTAAAGAACAGAAGTGGTCTACTGATGAGACAAAAGCACAAGCCATGAAGACATGGACAGAATTAGCTAAAAAACATGGATTACCTTTAACTAATCAAGCTTTTGATGAGATAAATTCTCTTGCTACCTATGGTCAAACAAGAGCAGAAAGATCAGGTGATGCATTACTTGAACTTCAAGGTCAAGAAGCTAGAGGTGAACTATTATCTACTGATTTAATTGCTAGGTTAGAACCAGAATTACAACAGGCTTGGAAAGATAAAGCTGCGATACTAGGTTCAGAAGGTTTAACTACTCAAGAACTAGAAGATGCAGATGCAGAGTTTGTAGAGATAATAAAAGACTATAAACAATTTGGTACCATTGATCAAAGATTAGGTGGAAAAATGAGACTAGCTAGAACAAGAATGCTTAATCTTTATAATGCTACTTATCAGCAATTAATGAGATCTGATAATAGAGAAGATACATTAGCTGCCAAACTAGATAATAAAATAAAAGCAATGGATATAGTTAAGAATGAATTTAATACTATTAAGGATAAAAATCCCGAGAATCATTCTGAGAAAATATTCGGACCTAATGTAGTTCCTAACTATAGATTAGAAGTTGCTAATGAAGCGCAGTTAGTACAGTATCTAGGTACTACTGAGAAACCAGCAGATAGTGCATTATATTGGAATGCTGGAGAAGAGCAAGCTGTTATAAATAGTTTAGCTGCTGAAGAAAAAGGTGAACCCATCTCTGGTTGGTGGACAGATAAAGCTAAATACTTTCCTAATATGACTGGTAGAGAACTCTTTAAAAAGAGAACTGAAATGACAGCAGATCTAAGAGAAGGAGAAGTAGGAAAGATAAGACTTGAAGATAAATTCCAACTTAGAACTTTATCTATTAAACCTAGTACTGCTAAAATTGGACAATTCATAGCTGTCCCTGATAATACAGAGAACATGTTAATTGAAGCACAAGTTCCAGATGCAGATTATACTAGTACGTTTAGGGTTTCCGAAAGGGTTCCAGAGTTTGATCCTTCACAAATGACTCTCAGAGAATTATTACAATTACGTGTAGATAATTATGGTAATTGGAATGATGACACAGGTCTAGGTATCTATGATGTACAAATGAAAGAACTTGTGGAGATATTAAAAATACCAGGAGTTGTAGAACGTCTAGGTGGTAGTGACGCTGTATTTGATGAGACAATGCAGAAAGAACTAATGATGATTAAAATAATGCTTAAAGCTAATCAGGCTGGTAGTACGAAGAGTTTCAATAATAGTTATAGGAAACCGAATCAAATTACTAACGACGAACAAGTTGCTTATAATGGAATAGTATCGGGAGCATATGGAGAAGAACTTGCTAATGATCCCTTCCGTCAATTAAATACATTAACTAGTGAAGTTGCTAAGGTAGCTTTAGAAGACGTTATGGCTTATGCTTAATTATTACTAAGGTAAATATGGAAAATGAAG